CCTGCGTAGGTCTCGGTGAAGCACTCGTCCCGATGGACTAGCAGGATGTAGTCACCCAGCATGCGGAGCATGTCCGCTTCGCTCGGTGTCCAGCGGTTGTTGCGCATCCCCTTGCTTGCGCTTCGCGCCAGCCACAGGCTTGCCTTGTATTGGTCTTGCACCTGCTCTGATCGGGCTAGGCTCAGTAAGTCGCGGACCATCTCCACGTTCAGGTTGCCCGATGGACTCACCCACAACTGCACAGGGTAGTTAGGCAACTCAGAGTGCACCCAGCCGAACACGTCCCCGTACTCTTGAGCACTGAAGCCATCGTCCCGTAGGCGCATGGTTCGCACCACGTAGTCCTTGAATGCCTTGTACTGTTTCCTAACATTGTTAGCCCCTGCGCGGTTGACGCGGTGGGTCTTGATCTGCATGGGGTTCTCGAACTCCAAGTCACCTTGTCCGTTGCGCCGAAAGATGTTGTCCTCGTGGGCGCGTAGCGCGTACCAGCCTTCCTGCGTGCTGCCTTGTCGCGTTACACCGAGCCAAGCATGCCGACGCCGAATGCACCCGCGTACGTTGAGCACTTCTTCGATGAATGCGATGGTGGTCTGACTTGACCAACCGTCGAGTCGTATGACGATGCGCCCATCCTTGTGGAAGGTCACCACGTCCGTTTGGTAGAGGCGACAGGCGATGGCTTCGTTGTCCACCTTGCGGATGGCCACGTGGGTGTTGCGTCGCTTGCCCAGTGGCTTGCAGTCGGGCTTGCCTCGGATGGGCTTGATGTCGCGCTCCGCGAGGGTTGCATCCATCCAGTTGTAGAGGGTGGGCAGTTCATATCTGGCTCCGTACATGTCTTACTCCTTCTCAGTTATATCTAACATTGTTAGGGGACTACGCTCCGCCTTGGGCTTGTGTGCCCCTGCGTTACGCTTCGGGTTTTTCAGCAGTGCCGCCACCACGGGGTTGCGTGGTCTGGTCAGCACAGGCTTGTGCTTGCTTGGTTTGTTTTTGTGCATCGTGTACCTTTATTAAGTTAGTCAGTGCTTCGATCAACTCTGCCCGTTGCTTGCGTATCTCGGGCAACGGCCCAGCGTTGAGCAGAAGGAGGTGTCTCAGGCACAGCTTGATAATCTCCAGGTAGGTCTCGTCCTTGCGCTGGTGCAGGTCGAGGATGTCGCGCACGTTCTGCGCCAGCTCCTTTTGTTTTGCTAGGTCTAACATTGTTAGGCTACCCTCCCCTTCTTGTCCCACAGGGTCACGAACACCTTGCGCTCGTCCATCGAGACGAGGGTCATGCAGTCGGGCTTGATGTCGTAGATGTAATGCGGCTTGCGCTTGATGTGCACCATGTCGCCCACCTGCTTACCCTGCCTGCGTAGCACCTGCGCCAGTGTCAGCGGCTCATACTTAGTCATGGCTTGTCCTTTCGGTCTCTTCAGGTTTGCCGATAAACACGCACTCATGCTGGTGGCGTTCGCCCTTCGCGTCGATGTAGGTCTCTCCGCATCCAGCCATCCACTCGATCAGGAACACTGCGCCGAACAGTGCGAATGCAGCAGAGGCTAACAATGTTAGGATTACTTCCGTAGCCCGTTTCAGTCCGCGCTTCATTTTGTCGCTCCGATTTTGAATCTTCATGGTATCCCTTAAAAATCTGCCGCATGCGTAACCTGCGCACCTTGCACCTCGCACAGCACCACAGTCACCTCGTATGACTTCTTTGCTTTGAACACCTGCGCCGCCTTTTGTTGGGCTTCATAGGATGAGTTGGCGTAGACCTCGCAGGTCTTGCCCTTGTAAAAGCACTTGTATCCGTTCATGTTGTCCTCTTGGGGTTGAGTTGCATTCCAGCGTTCGATGTGCACGTCATCGCCACACGTCACGCATTCCTTCCAGTCGCTCATCGGTTCGCTCCTTCAGTATGTGCCTAACAATGTTAGGCGGGTTGCCCTTGCGGGTGAATTGGTTCAATTTCAAGTTTTCTTTTATTATAGCACATTGTACCACACAAGTCAAGTGATTTGGTCACGGGGTGCGACCAAAGAACCGAGACGGCAGGGACTGAGGATGAGCAGGGACAATGTTAGATGTTAGGGAATGGTGGTGGTGATGTTCAAAAAGTTTCTAACATGAAAAAGCCAGTAACCATGCGGGTTTGCGAGCGATTGGTGGTGTATTGTTATAATGTTATTAGAGAAAAAGAGAGAGAGGCACTTTTTTTCTTTTGCACCTATGCTTGGAATTGCACTTGCGGAGAGGCTCGTTTTTCCGTTCTCTCTCTAAAATCACGCTAACATTATAACATTCGGACTTTTTCTTTTTGAATCAACGGCTTAGCAATGTTAGCGTCCTAACATTACCCGCTAACAAAGGCTAAAAACCTAACAATGTTAGCCCTTTGCCGTCCCACCTCTCTGGTCACTAAAAAGTGTTTGACACGCGCCCATTTTTGGGTTAACCTGCTACGCAGGTTAAGTTTTCAACGTAGACCTAACACTGTTAGGCTCATGTCCATCCACCGCTCTGGTCACTATCATGGCCGCCTTGGTGGTACGCAAGAAACTCCAACTTTTCGCCGCGCTTCTCGTTCCACCGCTCTGGTCACTATCATGGCCGCCTTGGTGGTGGGCATAACCTGGCAATGCTAGGCGGGCGCCGACCGACATGGCCTACCAGGCGCCGGGATCCCGGCCTATGTTGCTGCCACGTCTCGCCAAGATCTGGTCCGTCGGCGCCGGGATCCCGGCCTATGTTGCTGCCACGTCTCGCCAAGATCTGGTCCGTCGGCGACCGGCTGCGGGCAAAAGAAAAACCCCGCACAAGGCGGGGCGGGAAAATCAGGGCGAGGGTTTCCCCCCGCTTGCCCTTACTTCACCATGCTTAGGTCAACACCCAGAGCCATCAGGGCGGAAGCGATGAATTTCTGCGCCCCGCTGACCTTGCTCGGCAGTGATTCCTGGCGGGCATTGAACTTATACAGGGCGATCAATTCCTCGATATTCCGGGTCACGGGGTCACGCGGGGAATTTCCTGCGCCGCCCTCGCCCTCGCCCTCGCCGCCCTCGGCGCTGGTCTCGCCCTCGCTGGGTTTACCGTGGCGCTCTTCGCGACCATACTTGCGGATTCGCGCCCATACCGTGCTAGGGTTAGAATGCGCCGCCGCTTTCAATTCCACGTAAAGCGCCTTTTTCTCGGCGTGAACCGGTTTCGCGGTTTCGCTCGTATCGTTAGCTTCAACCTCGAACCAATCGAACCCCGCAAACATGGCATTGAGGCCCACGGCATAATCCCGCTCGGCACCGTAGGCGCGTTTAACCGCTTCGGCGACACCTTTACGCAGGGTTTCGAGCGCTACCACGTTACCGTTAACGATGACGTTTTCCATTTTGCTAGCTCCTAAGTCAGGCTTTCCGAATATCGCGGGAGCCTATTGGCCCGATGCAACCCATTTTCGTTTTGCATGGTGCCATTATAGCAAATTGTGGTACGGAAAAGCAAGTTTCGTGGAAACAATAATTCGCCGCTTCGCCACCCCCTAACAGTGTTCGGCGGGGCGCGACCCCACTACCCCGCTACCCCCCAAACCACAGGACGGGGAGGTGTGGTCCCCCTATACTTACTAATCCACACATTGGATCACCTGCCCCGACAACTCCCCCTAACTTCGTACCACATTCTTACTGCCACTCCGTAACTTCGTTAATCTCTGTATACGCATCGCCGCCACTCCGTGATTCCGTGCCTATGTTTCACAGTCATTAAGGGGGTACCCCCTATTCAATTAGGCGCAGCCTGACAAGACTCTTTCTACAGAAAGGCCCCCCTTGTCTTTTCAAATTCGTGCCCCCCGGGGGGTATATATTTTTTTGTGGGGGCTTTCCCTCCACCTACGTTACTGTGTATACTGCGCACAACTGGAGCCACAAACCGCCCCTTACATGCCTGTAGTTAACATAGAACCCACTGCTGCTCACCCTGTGCCTTTTGACACAGAGGATGAAGTCGTCTCCACATTTGCTGAAGAAGTAGCAGTTGCCGCCAACACGGCGGAAATGCAGGTTGCACTTGGTGCCCCACTTGAAGTGGACGAACGCACTGCCGACAGAGAGAAAAGTCTCATCGAGCAGGCCATCAAGAATCGTAAAGCCCAAAACCTAACAAACCCCAACACAGCCTTTGCGGCTGCGGCGTTCCTCAGAACCTATGGGCAGCAAATCGCCTTGGATGTAGCCCAAGCGCGGTCAGCCATCACACACAAACTCATGGAGATTGCCAACTGTGGCGACCCTCGGTATGAGTTGAAGGCCCTTGAACTCCTTGGCAAGCACAGTGACATCGGGCTGTTCACCGAACGGTCTGAAATTACGATCAACTACAAAGACCCAAGTGAGTTGGAACAGGCCATCAAGGAGCGGGTCAAGAGGCTGCTCAATGCAGAGGTCATCGACGTTACTCCTATCGGAGCAGACCTTGATGAGCAACTGGGGGTGGCTGAGATACCGGAGCACAAAACGGAGTTGATGAACGAGTTAGGTGACGAGTCGGAAGAACCCACGGACTCTGATGAGGCGACAAGCGATGACGACAGCCCAGCAAGCACTTGAGAACGTCTCTCTCAAGGACATCCCCTCCATCCTGCCGCTGCTCTCGCTACCCGAGCAGGAAAAACTACTCGCTGAACTCGAAAAACTGCAAGAACTCAAGGTCCGCAAGGTCAGTCAGAATAAGTTTATGGCCTTCGTCAACGAGGTCTGGCCCACATTCATCGCTGGGCGACACCACTCCAAGATGGCTGCGGCCTTTGAGAGGGTCGCGGAAGGCAAGTGCAAGAGGCTCATCATCAATATGCCCCCACGCCACCGACTTGAGATTGGAACCCCTATCCCAACAGTGAATGGTTGGAAAACAATTGATAGCGTCGAGGTTGGGGATTATGTGTTCTCACCAGATGGAACGCCTGTCAGGGTTACAGGTAAGTCAGATGAGTATGTCGAAGAACTGTATGAAGTCATCACTTCCGATGGTCAAACCATTCAATGTGATGGTGAGCATTTATGGACAGTCCGATTTGGTTCTGGGCGCCCTTATGAAACAATGTCCGCCGCTGAGATCCTGAACAAGATCAACACGGAGTCGTGGAGAAGGCTTGGTAATTTCCCTATGCTGCCGCCTCAGGAGGCCGCTCAATACCCATACCGTGAACTCCCAATAGACCCGTATGTGCTGGGCGTTTGGCTAGGAGACGGCAGTTCTTGGGGCTCATCGATTGGGTGTTCGTTTAAAGACATGCGCCAAATGAGGCTGCAAATTGAAGAGTGCGGATATCAAACAACACATAACCCACAGTTTCAGAAGTTCAATATCTTGGGTTTGCACCCGAAACTTAAAGCGCTTGGTTTATTAAAAAACAAACACATCCCAGAAGTGTATCTGTGCTCGTCTGCTTCACAAAGGATGGCTTTATTGCAAGGTCTGATCGATACAGATGGTGATGTCACCAAAGAAGGCAAAGTCACGTTCAACCAGACAAACCTTAGACTCATTGAGCAGGTTTTGTGTCTAGTTCATTCTCTCGGTATCAAGGCAAGAATTACCCAAAGGCAAACAAGTTATAAGGGCAAGCCAAGTCAACCGTCATATCGGATTATGTTTAAATCGGCTAACGCCGCAAGATTGCCTAGAAAAGCCAATAGATGCCGCGATATGCAGGGCAATTGGAGCCGCTCAATTGATATCCGCCCAACAAACAAACTTGGAAAGGTGAGATGCCTTGAGGTGGAGAATGAAGACGGTCTATTTATGGCTGGTCGAGGCTGGGTTGTAACCCACAATACTAAGTCCGAGTTCGCCTCATACCTGCTCCCGGCATGGTTCCTCGGTAAATTCCCGCACAAGAAGGTCATTCAGACCGCTCACACGGCAGAACTTGCCGTGGGCTTTGGTCGAAAGGTGCGTAACCTCGTTGACCAAGATGTGTATGCAAAGATTTTTCCGGGAGTTGGGCTACAGGCAGACTCTAAAGCGGCGGGTCGCTGGGCGACAAACAAGCAAGGTGACTACTTCGCTATCGGTGTCGGTGGTGCCGTGACGGGTAAAGGTGCTGACTTGCTCATCATCGACGACCCACACTCCGAACAAGAGGCTGCTCTAGCCGAAACTAACCCCGAAATCTACGACAAGGTCTACGAGTGGTACACCTCCGGACCTCGTCAGCGTCTGCAACCGGGCGGTGCCATCGTCATCGTGATGTGTATGACTGGGGACACTCTAGTCCTTATGGCTGACAGCACTGAAAAGCCATTACGTGAGGTGCGACCCGGGGATGTGGTGGCTACATTTGCTAGTGGGCGTTTGGCTACAACTACAGTCCTTAACCACCAGTCAAATGGTGTTGATTTCATATACCAGATACAAACATTATCTGGTAGAATACTTCGTGCAAACGAGAGACATCCGTTTCTTGTGATGAACGAAGGGATATTGGAATGGACCAGACTGAAGAATTTACGGGTGGGGGACGCACTTGTCTCACTGAAGGATGTACTAGACCCCCCCGCGCAAAAACAAAGCCCGGACTTTGCGGCGCCTGTATGGCACGAGAGTCGTACCACCGCAAAAACCCAGACGCCCCAAGGCGCCCTATCGGACACCACGGTAAGTGGAAGAACCAGCAATGCACCTGTGGAGAGCCTGTTAGCTGCAAAGGGCTATGCGTCAAATGCTACCGAGAACAGTACACCCCACCAAAACGAACGTCAGAACAAAGCAGGGCGGCTAGAATCAAACACCGGTACGGCATCACTGCTGCGCAGTACGACGCAATGGTTGAAGAACGCGGCAACAAGTGCGATGTCTGTGGTAAACCGCCTTCTGGGGGTAACACGAGAGCGCACTGGGGTAACAAGCTCTGCATCGACCACAACCATGACACAGGAGCGATACGCGGACTTCTGTGCAACGACTGCAATCTTGCGGTCGGGTACGGAAAAACGCCAGAGATACTTGAACGAGCTGCATCGTACCTCCGACTTCACGGTTGACCCTATAGTATCCATAAGCTATGCCGGAGAAGAGGAAGTTTTTGATGTACAGATCGACCGTACAGAGAACTTTATCGCCAATGGGGTGGTAAGCCACAACACTCGGTGGTCAAAACGTGATTTGACGGGGCAAGTTATCAAGGCAGAGGCCCAACGAGGCGGCGAAGAGTGGGAAGTCATCGACTTTCCGGCTATTTTGCCCTCTGGCAACCCGCTGTGGCCTGAGTTTTGGTCGGCAAAAGAACTCGACGCGCTCAAAAAAGAACTCCCAAACAGCAAGTGGATGGCGCAGTACCAGCAAAACCCCACTTCTGAGACTTCCGCCATCGTCAAACGCGAGTGGTGGCAGATATGGGATAAGGACGACCCGCCGTGGTGTGACTTTACGTTGATGTCATGGGATACGGCCTTTGAAAAATCAAACCGCAGCGACTATTCGGCGTGTACGACGTGGGGAGTGTTCTACCAAGAAAACCCCGATACGGGTAAGACCGATACAAACATCATCCTGCTTAATGCCTTCCGTGATCGGATGGAGTTTCCTGAACTCAAACGAGTGGCGATTGAGCATTACAGAGAGTGGGAGCCAGACTCGGTGATTATCGAGAAGAAGGCTTCCGGTGCCCCGCTGATATACGAGTTGCGGGCAATGGGTATACCTGTGCAGGAGTTCACACCAGTCAAAGGTAATGACAAGATAAGTCGTTTGAATGCGGTGTCTGATCTCTTTGCCTCTGGAAGAGTATGGGCACCCAACACCAACTGGGCTGAAGAAGTCATTGATGAAGTTGCCAGTTTCCCCTCCGGCGAGCATGATGACTACGTTGACTCGGTATCTCTTGCGTTGATGAGATTCCGTAAAGGCGGCTATATCCGCACCTCACTTGATGAGGACGATGAGCCGATAATGTTCAGACGCAAGTTTGAGGGGTACTACTAAAAGGACGCATCATGGCAATAGATAAAGCACTGTCGCAAGCCCCAGTGGGCCTAACTGAACTACTCACAGGTCAAGAGCCTGACATTGAGATTGAGATCGAAGACCCTGAAGAGGTCAAGATTCGCGCTGGCGGTCTGGAGATTGAGATCGAACCGGGCGAAGAAGGCGATGACGAGTTTAACGCCAACCTCGCAGAAACGATGGATGACAAGGTCTTGGCGACTCTCGCTGGCGACCTGATCGGTGAGTTTGAAGAAGACCTCTCTGCACGTAAGGACTGGATGCAGACCTACGTCGATGGCCTTGAACTGCTGGGTATGAAGATCGAAGACCGCACCGAGCCTTGGCCCGGAGCCTGCGGTGTCTACCACCCGCTGCTGTCTGAGGCTCTGGTGAAGTTTCAAGCCGAGACCATGATGGAGACTTTCCCGGCAAGTGGTCCGGTGCGCACTCAGATCATCGGCAAAGAGACCGCCGAGAAGCGCGAAGCCGCTATTCGTGTCAAAGACGACATGAACTACGAGTTGACCGAGGTGATGGTCGAGTATCGCCCTGAGCACGAGCGCCTGCTGTGGGGCTTGGGTCTGGCTGGTAACGCCTTCAAGAAGGTGTACTTCGATCCGTCACTGGATCGTCAGACCGCAGTATTTGTCCCCGCAGAAGACATCGTGGTGCCCTACGGCGCGTCTAACATTGAGACCGCCGAGCGTGTGACCCACGTGATGCGCAAGACCCCCAACGAGTTGCGCAAGTTGCAGGTGGCGGGCTTCTATCGTGACATTGAACTTGGTGACCCGCAGGACACCTTCGATGAGGTGGAGAAGAAGATCGCTGAGAAGATGGGCTTCCGTGCTTCTCAGGATGACCGCTACAAGATTCTGGAGATGCACGTTGACCTCGTGCTCCCCGGCGATGAGGACAAGGACGAGGATGGCGAAGAGACGGGCATCGCGCTGCCTTACGTCGTGACTATCGAGAAGTCCACTGAGACTGTTCTGGCTATCCGTCGTAACTGGAACCCGGACGACGAGACCAAGCAAAAGCGCAACCACTTCGTACACTACCCGTACATCCCGGGCTTTGGCTTCTACGCCTTCGGCCTGATCCACCTGATCGGTGCGTTCGCCAAGTCTGGCACGAGCATCATTCGTCAGTTGGTCGATGCTGGCACGCTGTCTAACCTGCCCGGTGGCTTCAAGACCAAGGGATTGCGGGTCAAGGGTGACGACACTCCGATTGCTCCCGCAGAGTTCCGCGACGTGGACGTGACCAGCGGTACGATCAAAGACAACATCATGACGCTCCCATACAAGGAGCCGTCTCAAGTCCTGTACTCGCTGCTCGGTACCATCGTTGAAGAAGGACGCCGCTTCGCAGCCGCTGCCGATCTTAAGGTCAGCGACATGTCGGCTCAGGCTCCTGTGGGTACCACTCTGGCTATCCTTGAGCGCACTCTGAAGGTCATGTCTGCTGTGCAGGCTCGCATCCACTACGCGATGCGCCAAGAGTTCCGTCTGCTCAAAGGCATCATCCGTGACTACACCCCCGAGGACTACGACTACGAGCCGTACGATGGTACGCCGCACGCCAAGCGTAGCGATTACGACATGGTGGAGGTCATTCCGGTATCGGACCCCAACGCCGCGACTATGTCGCAGAAGGTGGTTCAGTACCAAGCGGTGATGCAACTGGCGCAGACTGCGCCCCAACTGTATGACTTGCCCTACCTGCATCGTCAGATGCTGGAGGTGCTTGGCATCAAGAACGCTGCGAAACTGGTGCCGATGGAGGACGACTTCAAGCCGCGTGACCCTGTCTCCGAAAACATGGACATGATTAACGGCAAGCCTGTCAAAGCCTTCATCTACCAAGACCATGAGGCACACATCACTGTGCACATGGCTGCGGCGCAAGACCCCAAGATTGCGCAGTTGATCGGTCAAAGCCCGAACGCTCGCAATATCCAAGCAGCCCTTGCTGCACACATCCAAGAACACCTTGCCTTCGAGTATCGCAAACAGATCGAAGAGGCTGCTGGTGTGCCTTACCCCGCTCCGGACTCCGAGATGTCGGAGGACACCGAAGTGCAAATTTCCCGTCTGGCTGCTGCCGCTGCCAAGCAGGTTCTACAAACGAACCAAGCCTCTGTGGCGCAGGAACAGGCGATGCAAGCCGCACAAGACCCCATCGTGCAGATGCAGCAAGCGGAACTTCAGATCAAGCAACAAGAAGCCGAGATCAAGAAGCAGAAACTCATCATCGACGCCGCCGCCAAAAAGGATCAACTGGCTGTCGAACGCGAGCGCATCGCTGCACAGAAGGAGATCGCAGGTGCCCAGATCGGCGCAAAGGTCGGTGCAGACAAAGGCAAACAACAAGCCGAAGGTCTGCGTATGGGTATCGAGATCGCCCGTGAGGCACAAAGAGAATTGCAACAACCCAAGAAGGAGAGTGAATGAGTGATGACCTTCTAACGTATCTCTCAAAAAAGATACGTGATGAGCAACGTCTCATCGAAGAAGACTTGGTGATGGGTAAAGCCACGGACCACGGCGCGTACCAACATGCGTGCGGTGTGTATCGGGGCTTGCTGATTGCCAACAATATGCTGCTTGAAACCAAAGAAAGGATGGAAAACTCTGATGAATGAGATTCTTATTGGGCAGGACGCCACTGACCCAAACAACACAACCGTACTGCCCCAAACGGCAGAAGAGAAGGCCAAGCAACTGCCTGACCCTTCCGGCTACCGCATTCTCTGTGCAATCCCAGAGATTGAGGACAAATTTGAAAGTGGGATCGTCAAAGCCGACATCACGCTACAACACGAAGAACTCCTCACTACTGTGCTATTCGTAGTGAAGATGGGTCCGGACTGTTTCAAAGACACGAGCCGTTTTCCAAGTGGCCCTTGGTGCAAACAGGGGGACTTCATTTTGGTCCGCCCGAACGCAGGTACGCGACTGAATATTCATGGTCGTGAGTTCCGAATCATCAACGACGACAGTGTTGAGGGGGTTGTTGAAGACCCTCGCGGCATTTCGCGCAAATAAGGAGTGACACATGCCTCTACCTAAACCCCCAGAAGCAAAAGACGACTTCGAGTTTGAAATCGAAGGTCAAGAGCAGGCCAAGCCGCCTGTCGAAACTAAGGGTAAACCCGCACAAACGGAACCCGATGTTGAGATTATTGACGACACGCCTGAAGAGGACCGTGACCCGGCAACTGGTCGCGCACGTGAACCACTCCCCAAAGAGATCGTTGAGGAACTCGAACACGACGAACTAGAGGACTACTCGGAAAAGGTGAAGGTCCGCCTCAAGCAGATGAAGAAAGTCTGGCACGACGAACGTCGTGCTAAAGAGGCGGCTTTGCGTGAACAGCAGGAGGCCATTACTCTTGCTCAACGCGCTATTGAGGAAAACAAGCGTCTCAAGACTCAACTCACCGCTGGTGAGAAGTCCTACATTGATACCGTAAAAGGTGCTGTAGAACTTGAGTTGGAGATGGCAAAGCGAGCCTACAAAGAGGCTTACGATGCGGGTGATGCTGACCAGATCATGGCAGCACAGGAAAAATTTAATGCTGCTTCGTTCAAGATGCAGCAGGTAAATAATTACCGACCCCCTTTACAAACTCAAGAAGTTGAGGTAAATACTGTACCTGAGAGTGTACAAGTCCCAACTCCCGACTCCAAGACTCGTGCGTGGCAAGAGCGCAATCCTTGGTGGGGAACGGACCCGGAGATGACTGCTCTAGCCCTTGGGTTCCATCAAAAACTGGAACTTGAGAATGGCAAACAGTATGTCGGTACCGATGATTACTGGCAGCGTATTGACAGTACAATGCGCCGTCGATTCCCCGAGTACTTCGGTATCTCGGAGAATGAAGGACAAACGACTAACGGGGGCGGCAAGCCCGTTACGCGCACAGAAAGTAAGCCCGCCACAGTGGTTGCTCCGGCATCCCGAAGCACGTCTTCCAAGCGGATTGTGCTGAAACAGTCGCAACTAAACCTTGCGAAGAAATTGGGATTGACCCCCGAGCAGTATGCCCGGGAATATGCAAAAACTTTGGAGAACTAACATGGCTGAAAATAGACTTGCACGCGAATTAGACACCCGTAGTACGGCGGAGCGCCCTAAGCAGTGGATGCGCCCCGAAACCCTGCCGCAACCAGATAAGCAGCCGGGTTATGCGTACCGATGGGTGAGGGTTGCTATGCTCGATAAGGCAGATGCTCGCAACATCTCGGCAAAACTCCGAGAAGGTTGGGAACCTGTGCGTATCGAAGAGCAACCTAAATTTTCACTGCTAGTCGATCCCAATAGTCGTTTCAAAGACAACATTGAGGTCGCCGGGTTGTTGCTCTGCAAGATGCCTACAGAATTTGTGCAGCAGCGTAGTGACTACTACGCTAAAGTCACGAAGGACAATATGGACGCTGTGGACAGCAACTTTATGAGAGAGAATGACCCGAGGATGCCGCTCTTTGCAGAGAAGAAATCCAAAACGTCATTCGGTTCTGGCAAATAACTTTTTGTGAGGTAACAAAATGGCTTATCCTACCGTCTCGAAGCCCTACGGGCTTCTACCGATCAATTTGATCGGCGGTCAGGTGTTCGCTGGTGCTACCCGTCAGATTCCTATTGCCTCCGGTTACGCAACGAGCATCTTCTATGGTGATCCTGTGAAACTGGTGAACACTGGTACTCTGGAGCGTGACACCCCCGACGCCGCAATGACCCCTGTTGGTGTGTTCCTTGGCTGCTCTTATACCGATCCTACGTTCGGTAAGGTGTTCCGTCAGTACTACCCTGCTAACACTGTTGCAAACGACATCGTGGCTTTTGTCCAAGATGATCCGGATGCACTGTTCAAGGCTGCGGTTGTTTCTGGCACCACCGTGATTGCTGCCTTTGCACGCACTTTCGTTGGCAATAACGTCGAAATGGTTGACAACACTGGCAGCACCACCACTGGTGACTCTGCTGCGGGTGTGTCGGCTCCGGCTACTACTGCCACTCTGCCGCTCCGCGTCGTTGACGTGGTCCCTGACACTGCGATTGTTGCTACTGCTACGGTTACGACCTCTAGCGGCAGCACCGCAGCGACCCTGTCTGCCGCTAACGCTGACGTTCTGAAATATATGGCAATCTCTGGTACTGGCATCGCTGCTGGCACCACCGTTTCCGCTATTTCGGGCACTTCGCTGACCCTGTCTGCCAACGCTACCGCTTCTGGTACCGTGACGCTGACTTTTGTTGGTTATCCTGAAGTGATTTGCAAGTGGAACGCTCCTAGCGTCACTGGGCAAACCGTCGCGGGTGGGCATCAGTATCTCAACCCGAACGGCGTCTAAGGAGTGACAAATGGCTATTTCCCGCGCACAACTACTTAAGGAACTCCTCCCCGGCTTGAACGCCCTTTTTGGCATGGAATATGCCACTTATGGCGAAGAGCACAAGGAGATTTACGAAACCGAGACCTCTGAGCGTTCGTTTGAAGAGGAAACCAAACTGTCTGGCTTCTCCGCCGCTCCGGTGAAGAACGAAGGCAGTGCGATTGCCTACGATAACGCGCAAGAAGTCTTTACGGCTCGCTATACCCACGAAACCATCGCTCTTGGCTTCAGCCTGACCGAAGAAGCAATTGAGGACAACCTCTATGATTCTTTGGCCTCTCGCTATACCAAGGCTCTGGCTCGTGCGATGGCGTACACCAAGCAGACTAAGGCTGCTGCCAACCTGAACAACGGCTTCAACTCCGCCTACGTTGGCGGCGACGGTCAGCCTCTGTTCTCGACGGCTCACCCGCTGGTCTCTGGTGGTGTCAACAGCAACACGCCCGCCACTCCTGCCGACCTGAACGAGACTTCTCTGGAAGCCGCTGTTATTCAGATCGCTGCTTGGACTGACGAACGTGGTCTGCTGATTGCTGCCAAGCCGCGCAAACTGATCGTTCCTCCGTCGCTGCAATTCGTTGCAACCCGTATTCTGGAGACTGAACTCCGCACGTCTACGGCTGACAACGACATCAACGCGCTGAAGAACAACGGTTCGATCCCCGAGGGTTACACCGTTAACCACTTCTTGACCGATAACGACGCATGGTTCCTGACCACTGATGTTCCGAACGGCATGAAGCACTTCGTCCGTAGCCCGATGGCTAACTCGATGGATGGCGACTTCGATACTGGTAACGTCCGTTACAAGGCTCGTGAGCGCTACAGCTTTGGGTGGAGTGATTCGTTGGGCATGTACGGTTCGCCGGGCGCTTAATCAGCCTCTGGCTGTCAAAGGGGACTTCGGTCCCCTTTGTTTTAGCCTTGATATGGTTCGTACTACATCAAAAGGAGTTGTGTATGCCTTACAAAATTGATGTGTGCGGGGTCTACAAACTCGTGAACAAGGCTACTAACCAGTGTTATGTGGGGCAGTCTCAAAGGTGTAAGAAACGGATTAAGGAGCATTTACGGCTGCTTCGTTACAACAAGCACTCCAACCAGCACCTACAAAATGCGTACAACAAATACGGTGCGGAAAATTTTTATGGGGAGATTGAGGTTGAGTGCCAGAACCTCGACGAACTGGACGCAC